TTAATAAACCTCAAGAAGCACCAAAAGAGGGAACAGCAAAAGAGTAGGTTTACTAAGGAGGAAGTATGGCAATCGTCGTAACAGAGCAAGAGTTTCACGAGTGGAAGGCAAGTCGAGTAACACAAGCTTTTATGAAAGCTATTTACAACGACAGAGAGTGGTTAAAAGAAATGTTGTTAGCAGGAACCGAAGATGATGCGAGTATTCGAGGACGAGCAGCAGCATGTACAGCTATTCTAGCTTTAGACTACAACGAGTTAATGAATTCAGTAACGGAGAAGAAGGATGACTAACGTGTCTGGCATTACTCCAGTGTTTGATAGGATTTTAATTAAGCCTCTCGAAGTGGAAGAAAAGACAGCAAGTGGAATCATTATCTCTACTGCAGAGACCAGCGAGCGAGAACAGCTTTCAAATACTACAGGTGAGATTATTGCCTTAGGTGAAGAAGTTCCAGACGGTGTTGTTTCAGTAGGTATGAAAGTTGGCTACGCTAAGTATGCTGGTTTGATGTACAAAGGTAAAGATGGCGTGGATTATCGAATGATTAACTACGACAACTTAGTATGTAAATTAGATGATGACATGAAGTTGATTGACCCACATCTAGCACAGGGAAGAAAACCATGAGTGAAGAAATACAACAAGAAGCACCACAGGACGCTCCAGAAGCTCCTCAGTTCGAGTCCGAAGCAAGGGCGCAGGGCTGGGTAGCAGCAGATGAGTTCCGTGGCTCTGAGAGCGATTGGGTTGATGCTGAGACGTTTGTACGTCGTGGCAAAGAAATTATGCCAATCCTTCGTAAGAACAATGAGAAACTGCTTAAAGAATTAGGTGAAGCTAAGAAGGACGCTGCGGAAGTACGGGAAGCTGCTAAAGAGTTCCGTGAGTTCCAAAAGCAACAATTTGAACGCAAAACCAAAGAACTTGAAAGCCAGCTAGAGCAACTGAAGCAAGCTAAGCGTGAAGCAATTACGCAAGGTGATGGCGACAGGGCAATAGCGATTGACGATGCAATGGATGAACTGAAAGAGCAACGTCAAGAGGCTAAAGAAGACTTAAAAGCTGCTGAAGAAAAAGTTAAAGAAGCTCCTCAAGTCACTCAAGACCCTACACTCAATGAGTGGATGGACAAGAATGATTGGTTTGGTAAAGATACACGTTTGACTGGTATGGCTAATGGATTAGGCGTTGAATTAAGACGTGAAAACCCTTCGCTACAAGGTAAAGCGTTTCTAGACAAACTAGATGANGAGCTTNCANNNATGNTNCCAGAGAAGTTTGGTAAGAAACGAGTACAGAATCCNATGGAAGGCTCCTCTAATGGNACAGCTAGACCATCAGTGGGTACTGGAAAGAAATCTTACAACAACTTACCTGCAGAAGCTAAAGCAGCNTGTGATAAATTCGTTAAGCAAGGTCTTATGACCAAAGAAGCTTATGTTGCAGAATATGAATGGGATTAAGGGAGAAAGAACATGACTGAAATTAAAAAAGAAGTTAAAGCTGTACCAGAGTCTACTAAGGTAGAGCGTCCACGTGAACGTAAAAAAGGCGTATTTAATGGGACTCAAGGTAAGCTGCAAGTAGGAAACCAAATTGAAGGGTATCACTTGCATATTTTCAATGACACGCCTGGGCGCATCCAGAATGCCACTGAAAACGGTTATGAGTTTGTTCACCCTAGCGAGGTAGGTGGCGTTACGGATAATGTTACATCACGTAACACCGATGTAGGAGATAAGGTTAGGTTCTTAGTAGGGGCTGGTGAGAAGGGCGACCCAATGTATGCTTATTTGATGAAAATCAAAGAAGAGTGGTGGCTTGAGGACCAACGTCAATTACAAGAGCGTAACGACAAAACCGATGCAGCAATCCGTGGTGGTAATACACCTGGCGTAGACTCCACAGGTTTCTACAATGCTGGTATTAAATTTTAAAACTTTCTAATTAAGGAAAAAAAATGGCAAACGTAAATGCCGTAACAGGATTGTCGCCAGTTGGCACAATCACTGGTGCACCCTTTAACGAGCAAGGCGTACTTTACGCTATCGCTAACGACGCATCCAACACATACGCTATTGGCGATGTTGTGAAGTCTGCTGTCGGTAATGATGCTAATGGTGTTCCACTCGTTACTAAAGCTGTAGCTGCTTCCGTTCCACTAGGTGTTATTGCTTCCATTCGTGTAGCTAACCCAGGTGTTTCATTGCAAGGTACTAACTTAAACTTAGCACAACTCTGGATTGGCTTAAGTGCTGGTTCATATACCTATGTTTATGTTATCACTGACCCTGCTGTAATTTACTCTGTTCAAGCTAACGCTTCTGCAGATGCTAAAGTTGGTGCTACTGCAGTTCCAACAATCACTGCTGACCAGACTTCAACATTGGCCCAGTCTTCACCTTTCTCAAGCACTTATGTAACTTGCGATAGCTCTGCTACTGCAGCTTCCATGTTCCAAGTTGTTGGTCTCTACCAAGAGCCAAACAATGTTCCTGGTGCTTACAATAACGTTTTGGTGAAGTTTAATAAACACCAATATTTACAAGCCTTCGGCGCTTAATAGGAGAATAAAAAATGGCTGGTGTAATTACAACTGGTACTCACCCAAAGGCCCTATGGCCTGGTGTTAAAGCTTGGTGGGGTCAAACTTACGACGAACATCCTGAAGAATATATTCACTTGTTCGACAAAGATACTTCACATCAAAACTACGAGGAAGACGTTCAGTTAACTGGATTTGGTCTTGCTCCTGTTAAATCTGAAGGTCAAGGCGTTCAGTATGATTCAGAAGTTCAAGGTTTCGTAACTCGCTACACACACGTTGCATACGCTCTTGGTTACATCGTAACTAAAGAAGAGTTGGATGACAATTTGTATGAGCAAGTTTCTAAGCGTCGTGCTGCTGCTTTAGCTATGTCTTTCCGTCAAACCAAAGAAAATATTGGTGCTAACGTTTACAATCGTGCGTTCAATGCTACCTACACAGGTGGTGATGCTCAACCTTTGTGCTCTACAGCTCATCCAAATACTTCTGGTGGTACTTTTGCTAATACCCCTACTGTGTCTGTTGACCTCTCCGAAGCTTCTTTGGAAGATGCAACAATCGCAATCATGGGTTTCCAAAATGACCGTGGTTTGTTGATTAACGTAATGCCACGTTCTTTGATTGTAGCTCGTCAAGAATGGTACAACGCTAACCGCATTCTGAAGTCTGTATTCCAATCAGGTACTGCAAATAACGATATCAACGTTCTGAAGGCAACTAATGCCATCCCAGAAGGTATCACTATGAACCATTACCTNACAAGTCCACATGCTTGGTTCTTGCGTACTAACATCCAAAATGGTATGAAATACTATGAACGTGTTGGTATCACATTTGACCAAGACAATGACTTTGATACTATGAATGCTAAAGCTAAAGGCTATGAGCGTTATAGTTTCGGTTGGTCAGACCCACGTGCTGTGTATGGCGTGAATGGTCCTTGATTGTAAGTAGTTGATTCTTAAGAAATTATGGATAAAAAAGCTAAAGCTGCTGCTTATCAAAAGCAATACCGCTTAAAATATCCTAACAGAGTACGAAGTACTGATTTAAAGAAAAGCTTCGGCATTACTTTAGAACAGTACAACGAAATGTTAGAAAAACAAAACGGTGTTTGTATGATATGCAAAAGCCCTGAAACAGTCATAGATAACAGAACGAAACAACCTAGAAATCTGGCAGTAGACCATTGCCATACAACTAAGAAAGTTCGTGGATTGTTGTGTATGAGCTGTAATCAAGGTTTAGGTAATTTTAGAGATAATCCTAAATTTCTTGCAGAAGCTATCAACTATTTACTAGATTAATGACTAAATAGTTCTTTACAAGAGAACTAGATTATGTTATAATGGTGGGGTTAGGAACTTAAAACGTTTCTTTCCTCACCGCCTTACTAGGAATGAATAATGGACTATCCAATTATTAAAGAGCCTAAGAATGCAGTTGTTAAAGATAAGCCTAGTAATATGGCTGCTCCAAAAGCAAAAGCACCAAAAGGTCTCGGTAACACCCAAGCAGTAGAGAATCAAGGCGGTCAGTTGTCTGGCGTTAAAAAGAAACGCATGACTCCTGTAGCTAGTATTAAAAATCACTCGTAACACTTTCTTATCCTAAACGTCTTAATTGACGTGAACCCATCACTTTTAGGAGATACAAATGGGCACACCAACAAGATTTACATACGGTCTTGCCACCGTTGCTAAAGGCAAACCACTAGGCGATTATCCATTGCCAGACCCTTTCCATACCACGTCTGACCCAGGCGTAAGCGTATTTACATATCAAAATGACTTCACAGACTTAGGTGCTGCTGCTGCTCGTACAATCACTGGCGGTGCTGCTTTTGCATTGGCTGATGGCTTAAACGGTATTGGTGTTTTGACACCAGTATCCGCTACTG